TCCGGGATATCTGAGGTAGCTTCGAAGCCAAGGCCTGTAATGCGGCCTACTGTACCTCTAACGCTCGTATTGACTTGGGGGTTTTGGTTGAATTTTAGCCAGCAGTATTCTTGGAGGACTTGTCGGGTGAGGGGAGGATCGTCTTTATCAGCGGATGCTTGGATGCGAAAGCCGTCTGGGTCTTTGTAGGCACGGCCTTCTGGATCAAATTGCCAGGGCATTGCAAATTGCTGTTCCAATGCCTCTTCATCCGTCATTTCTATGGAAGTACGTGTTTTTGCTGCCATTTCCCCTACGCCATGTGATAGTTACAAAAACGTACAATTACCGATTATGGCATAGGTATCATGGATGGAAATGGCATGTCAAGCTAAATTTTTGTTATAGGCTCACTTTTTGGTTATTTTGGCACATTTAAAAGAAAACCGTTCTTTGAACATAATGCTCTAAGATCTCAATGGCTTGAGATAAGCGTTTACTTTTATAAATGCTTCTCTTAGGATCATCAAGTGCCAGGAGATTTTTATTATGGTATTCCAGGGTCTCGATAGCCCTTAATTCTTCGAAAATATCTCGAATCTCCTCCAACGCATCTTTCTGGACTTCTATTTTTGTATCTTCACTCATAATAATTTTCTCCTTATATTCGTATATTGGCTCATTTAGGAAACGTACAGTGGTCCTACACCAATCACGCTTCCATCTCTTATAAAAATCCGGTTTCATTGTCGTTGCCATCTTATTTTCTCCTTTTCGGATTGTACGTTTGGTACATATCTCGTTGCAACAAATCAACAAGCGCTAACCGGAATTCATGGCGGGTTAAGCCATCTTTTATATGAGTTAATTCAAGCTTGTAGATATCATTTTTAAATTTAGATACTCTCACCATCCCTTCTTGCCGCGCATTTAATTGTATATCATTCATTCCTACCACCTCCCCAAATTCCCCGCGGCCTTAAAAAACGAGCCGAAGTCGATTCTCCCCTTCCGTTCCCTGAAATCCATGACGGTGAGATTCCTACCGGCATACTTGGCTGCCCCCAGGGCGAACATGGCGTCATCCTGAATTCCGTATTTTTCCGTTTTTTCCGGACTACCGAACCATCTCTTGTCCGGGTCATGGTCAAACACGCTGGCTTCTTCTTTTAAGATATCGTCCTCGCTGGATCCGGGGGTAGGTAAAGCCGGGGTTTTAAATCTCCCTTCATTGTAGGTCACATACACCTCGCTGAACATGGTTTTCTGCCTATCGTAGGTGGCCACCCAAAGCTCGAGAGCGACATCGTTATCTTCACACCATGGCGCCAGGTCCCACGCGCCCCACCTCTCGGATCCGATTATATCAATCCCATCGTATTCCTGGTGGCCGTCGTTATAGAAATCCTTTATGCCGCTCAGCGTAGAGTCTTGAATATTCAATAATCCTAATAAGATATAGGTATAATTGGGATTTTTGTCTTCCTCTAAAAATGGCTTTGATCTGCTTCCAATCAGGCCTTTTGCGACTAAAACAGTGATGGTTCTTGCGGAAGTGCTCCTTTTCATCGGATCTGCCCTGTCAAATCCACCTATTATTGCCCAATTGGTATCATATAAGTCCGAAAGTGCTTCTAAATTACCTATTTCCGCCATTTTGGGTTCGTTTTGCGGTGTTTTTAGCTCATAAACGCTAGAAACAGGCGTAAGTCGGTCATATATCTTGTTTATTTCGATATGAGTATCAAAGTCGATTTTGGCTGTATTTCTTGTGGCTTCCATATTTCTTTGGGTATTTATGACTTTATTCTTCCGTTCAAGGAGCTGCATCACCTGCGAGTGTGTATTTATCATGCCTCCTACTCCGAGATAGTTGGTCGCCTCTATCATTTCCTCCGTAAAGACCTTGACGGCTCCGGCGGACCAAATGTTCATGAAGTATCTCTCGAAATCGCCCAGGGGAAACTTCGCCCTGTACGAGTCGAGTTGTGCCTTTGTCATATTAGGGTGCCAATAGTCTTCCTGCTTTCCTTTATCGCTACACCTGTAAGAGAAGAAGAGAGTCGGATCCTCTCCTTTCGAATAAGTTTGGTAGAGCTTGTATAATATATGGGATTTCTCTGATACGGTGGAGTCTATCAAGCCGAAGGCGTTTGGAATGTTTCTGATACTTCCGTCTAACTGCGTAAAAAACCTGGGGTTTTTCATGTCAAACATTTCCGAGAAAGAATAATGGTTGACATTGGACACGATTCCCGTAAAGGACGATATCGGTCGGATAAAGGACCGGATGTTCTTGTGCTCGTCTATCAACCGGATTTCCTTTTCCCTGATATTGCTCCTGCCGACGTCCGCAACTAAATTCGGTGAGTTAAGTATTACGTCACGGATAATATCGTAATGGACAAACCTGATCTGGTCTTTCGAGTTTGCTCCTAAAACCAACTTTTGATCTATCCAGCAAAGAAACTTCCAGATTTTAATCAGGCAAACGACGAGGGAATTATGAGTGACAGTAAAATCAGCAGTGACGTATCTGCCATTGCCATCCAGCATGAATCCATAATATTCCCGTTCGCCTACGGATTTTATCTTTTTAATCCCGGTAACAAGAATGTCCTTCCATTGACTTCTGGCTGGACACTTCTTCCTCGCAATAAGTGTTGGGATTATGGAGCAATCCCCTGAAATCCCTATTCTATAATATTCACCGGAAAAACCGGTATCCTTGATGCCCTTTTTACATTTTTTAATTTCAGAGTGAAAACCTAAGGATCGCGCCAAAAAAACAATATCTTCACTGAGCTGTTTTGATTTGAGAATAAACTGGATAGAGTTCCTGTTTATGTATCCGTCACTGTCCACGAGGCCTGCGAGAAGACTCAATCTTATGCCCCTCGAATTTGCCTTATATGTTTGTGGAATATGCTTGTTTTGAGTTAAATTATATTGTCTGAGGTCATTTAATAGGGAATTGTTTATGTTGCGTCCTACAAATTTACGGCTTACGAGTTTATAAGTGGCGGCCTTATTTGCTTTCTTTCTACCAATTGCGATATGTAGTCCTTTTTGGGCAGCCACCCCATATAGATAATTGACTACCTCCTCGTCCATGGTTGTAATATGTGGATACTTAGCGGTGCCGTCTCCGAGCCACAATCCAAGGAAATAGGGGTCAATGTCTACGTGCTGTTTTGGCCAATCTATAGGAACGCGGTAAAGGAGGTGAAGATCCTTGAACCATTTATTCTGTTTTTGATAATCATTTAAAGATATGTCAACTACCTTTCCAGCGAAAGGATCCTCAAATGGTTTACCTCGTTTGTTATGCCGCGACCTCCTGCGTTTTAAGGAAAGAACATGGTCGGCAGTCACAACCATGCTTTCCCCTCGATTAGGAACAACCTCGTACATCTCTTCTTTGCCATTTGCCAAAGATAAGACTCTTCGTGGAGTATTATCATCACCCATAAGGGTGTCCCCAACAACAACATCTTCAACCTTTTTAACTGAGCCGTCAAACATTAAGACTTTACTGCCCTTTTCTTGGCACTTTCCTTCTCCTCTAGGCCAGCAGAATACCAGTAACCTATGCTTGAACCTGCCGTTCTCCATATAGAGAGCTTCCCGGAGGATGTCTTTCTGGGATTCCCATATGTCCCTATAAGACCTCCCGGTGTCCGGGTTTTTATCGTCTGGTAGATTCCCTATAGGGTGCCACTCGGGCAGGTCGGAACCCTCAGGGTATATTGGGATGCAGACGTTATCTTCCGCCCACTTGATAAAACCATCCCCGCCGTTGCGGTATTCTTCTAGTATCATGGTCATGGCTTACTCCACGCAATCATCATAAATTTCTATTCTATTGTCTCCAAGTGTGGTGTCTATAATAACCTCACCGCCCATTTCGTTGATCCACGCCATCAACTCTTCAAGTGTATTAAATTCTTTCTTTACATCTTCTACGCCACGTCCCCGGTTTGACGCCCTGCAAGTGTTGAATTTCATATTATCAGCCTCCCTCCTATCTTCGGTAACTCGAGGCCCTGGATTATTTGGGCCGCCTGATTAATCAGAAACACCTGCCTGGCCCCCGGGCCGGCACCAAGGTTGGCATACTTCTGGACAAGCTCCCGCCGTCGCGTCATAACAAGTGCCTTCACCTCCGCCAGCTCTGTGGCCTGAGACTCCGGAGTTTTCGCCTGAGATAAATTAAATAGGGCCTCCATGGAAAGCTCCAGGAC